GAATCGTGAATTCAAAAGACCCTGCATTGTTTTCCTTCAAGTCAACCTTTGGGGAATTCAACACAAGGTCTTCATCACGCAAATCAAACAATGGAAGGTTGTCACATAACACCTGATACATTATAGACTTCCCCCCTTGTAATCAATTGTAACTGTTCCATTGCCTGTGAAAGTCACATAGTTGTCACCTTCTTGAAGCCTGATTCCAAGAACTGTTGTTGTTCCTTTTGGCAGGTCATAGGTGACACCATTGTGATTCACTGTCATTGTTGCTGTGGTTGTGAAAGTAGGGGACACAATCTTTCTTCTGTTCAGAAGATTGACTGTTGCTGAACCGCTGACAGTGACAGTGTTCAGATAGATAATTCCATCAATGAAACTGAATGTGTCCCAAATCCAAGGTGTAGAACTTGAATTGACTTCAAGTTTGTATGGGTCAGCTTCTGCATCAACCACAATTGTTGCAAGTCTTTTATTTGTTTTGAACTGATTGACCTTGCATCTTCCTTCATAATAATAGTTTTTATCCCAATCAAGCAGAACACGAAGTCTTTTTCCATGAACATAATTAGTCACTTCTGAAAGTGTATGTGACCATGCATTGATTGGGTCAATAACAGTGAATGTGAATTGCAGTTTTCGCTGTTTATATTTGACATCATCAGTCAAGACTTCTGTCAGGTCAATGACACCATCTGCACCTGTCAAATCCACTGTTTCTGTTTTAGGTTCAGGAAGACCAATGTCTTTTGATGTCAGTATCAGACCAAAATCTGTATATGAATTTTTTGTTCCAAATGTGACTGTAAACATTTATTGTCTTCCCTTCCTTCTGAATATTTTTCCAAGTTCATCATCCATCTGTGGTGCAGTTTCTGCAACCAACACACCTGTGTCAAGAACAAGGTCATATCCCATATTTTCAAGAACCTGTGGGAAGAAATCTTCAAGCAGTGCAATCAACCTTGTGAAGAACTGAATCAACACACTGTTTTCACTGTTCACCGCTGTCTGAATCATATCCATTAGATTCTGTGTTCCAACTACTGTTTCACTTCCTGCTTCACCGCCTGCAAGCAATTTCTGTGAAGTTGAATCATAACCAAATATTGTTGGTTGATTCATAATCATTCCATCATCCATTGCTTTTGCATACCAATCAATCCCAAGTTTAGGAATAGAACCCTTTAGCAAGTCCCCAATCTGCCATCCTGAAGGTGTGATTGAAAAATGTGGCAACTTAATACTTGGAAGCGACACATTGAACTTGAAGAACCCCTTGATTTTATCAATAGCATTCTTCACAGTATTCTTCACATTTTCAAAAATGCTTGTGAATGAAGACTTGATTCCATTCAAAACAGATGTCACAACAGATTTTGCACCATTCAGACCATTGCTGATTGTGGTTTTTATGCCATTTATGACATTGCTGATGGTTGTCTTGATTCCATTGAAAATATTGCTGAATGTAGTCTTCACTGCATTCAAAATGGTTGTGATTGTTGTCTTGATAGCATTGAACACTGTTGAAATAGTGGTCTTTATGCCATTGATGACATTGGTCACAGTGGTCTTGATTCCATTCCATACATTTGAAATGAATGTCTTGACCGCATTGAATACAGTTTCAATCACAGTCTTGATTGCATTGATAACTGTGCTGATTGTGGTTTTTATGCCATTCCAAACTGTTGAAATAACAGATTTGATTGCATTCATCAATGTTGACAGGAAAGTTTTGATTCCATTCCATACTGTTTCAGCAACAGATTTGATTGCATTCCAAATAGTCTGCAAAGTCTGTGAAATAGATGTCCATTTCTCACTGATTGCATTGATGACAGTTTCCACAACTGTTCCTATTGCCTTGAAAGCTGTTCCAAGGACATCACCAAGTATTGTTGCAAGTGCTTCAATAACAGGTTGTAATGCACCAACAATGACCTGAATGACCGCTGTGATAATTGTAATCAGTGGTGGAAGAATCAGGTTCAACAGTTCAATCAGCGGTTCAAGAAGAACCATCAGCAAATCAATCAGCGGTTGCAATAATTCAAGAATTGGTTGCAACAATGGAAGTAATGCTGTTATCAACTGAACCAATATTGGAAGCACCATCTGAACAATCTGCACTATTGGTGGAAGAAGCATCTGAATCAACTGCACAATAACAGGAAGAACTGCTTCCACAATCTGTGTGACAGGTGGAATCAATTGTTCAATCAAGTCCATCAGAATTGGAAAGATGCTTTCTGCAAGATTCATCAATGGTGGAAGCAAACTTTCCAACAGGCTTGTGATGATTGGTGACAATCTTTGAATCAATGCTTGAATGGAAGGAAGTGCTTGCTGAATATAATCAGAAGCCTGTTCCACAATAGGCATTAAAGAAGCACCAAGTTGTGTTCCTATGCTTTGAAATGCTCTTTTTGTTTGGTCAAGGGAATCTGTCAGGTTTACACCATTATCAATCAATTCATCATCAAGCACCAACCCAAGGTCATGTGCTTGTTGCTTCATTTCATCAATTGAACCTGCTTCACCATTCAACAGTGGCATCAATTCAGTTCCTGATTTTCCAAACAGTTCAGTTGCAAGTCTTGCTTTTTCTGTTTGGTCTTCCACTCCCTGCAATGCTGAAAGTGTGTCCCACATCACATCTTCCTGACTTCTGAATGTTCCATCAGAATTTGTGACCGCAACACCAAGTTTTTCAAACTGTTCAACATTTGAAGCAGTTCCTGATTTTGCACCATCCATTGCAGATGTCAAAGATTTCATACCTGCTTGCAGGGTGTCAACAGATGTTCCACTTTGGGAACAGATGAAATCAAGTTCCTGATATGCTTCCCTTGATATTCCTATCTTCTGTGACATTTTATCAATGTTATCTGCTGTTGAAGCAGATGATGTTGCAAAACCAACCAATGCAGTTCCTGCAACAGTTGCACCGCCAACAATAGCAGTTCCCCACTTTGCAACAGTTCCAATTCCTGATGTCAGTTTGGAACTGAAAGTGGATGCTTTTTCAGTTGTTCCTTCAATTTGGCTGTTTGCTTCTGAATTATTTATTGCAATTGTTCCTACAAGTTGAAACAAATCCATGTGTCAGTTCCCCCTTTCTATTCAGGAATAAAATTTTCCATCATGGAATATGATTCTTGAATGGTTGTTTCAATGTCTGACTTATTCCATGATGCAGTGTTGTTCAGGTCAACAATTGTTTCTTCCTGATTCTTGTATTCTTCAAGGTAGTCAGACCAAGATTTTTCATATATCTTGTGTAACCAATGTTCCCATTGAATCTTTTCTTTGTGGGATTCAAGGAATTGGTCAATCCAATCTGTGAATCTTCCTGATGCAATGACTGCATCAAGCAAAGAAAATGGACTTGCATATTCTCTGAACAGCAAGTCCATCATCTTCATATCACCTAATTGAACAATTTTGAAACAACCCCAATAAAATCCTTGAATTCATCCTTCTTGAAAAATGCAACAATCATTTCAGTGAATGTCACCATGTCAAGGTCACCAATTTCCTTTTCAGTTTTACCGCTGACTTGTGCAAGCAAGGTGTAAATCTCTTTCTTGCAGGAAGGAAGATTTGCAATGACAATCTGTGCAAGGTCAAGAACAACAGTGAATCCAATGGAATACACCAAATCATCACCTTTTGCATCCTGATTGTTTTCCTTGAATGCATTTGCAATCTTTCCAAGTGTGGCAGGGTCAAGGCTTTCCTTGATTTCCTTCAATCCAATTTTACTGATAATCTTGAACATAGGAAAAATGTCATCAGATTTCAGTGTTCTAAGTTCAAAAGTGGTTGTTTCACTCATAATCATTCACCTTTCTTTGTTGTTTTCTTTTCCTTTGCTTCATCAGATTCAATGACTGTCACAAGTCTGTCACTGACTGTCTGAATTTCAGCAAGTCTTTCCTTGGAACATTCAAAGATTTCACCTGTGGAATGAACCTTGGAAGTGTTCTTGTCTGTAAACTGTCTAAGGACTTTCACTTTCATTGACAATCACCTTCCTTTCTTATGCTGTAACCTTTGGATAGTAAATGTGATAAGGAAGGGTGTCAAGGTCACTGTCAAGGTCTGCATGACATTCAAAGGTGTATTTTCCAACTGCACCTTCCTTGTTCTTTCCTTCTGCTTCAAAACCGCTTGTGCAAAGTGCGTTGTCCATGATGACAATGATGTTCTTTCCTGCAAGGTTCTTTCCAACAAATGCGATATTGTCATAATAGTCACCTTCTGCAAGGTCTGCTTTGCTTTCAATCAGGTCAAAGTTAGTATCAGCAGAAGTTCCATCAGTTGCAATAAGTGCATCCTTGATGATGTCAGTGGTCAATTCAAGAAGATTGATTTCCATTTGTGCAGTTTCACCTGTCTTGACCTTCAATCCCTTGACAAGAACCAATGCACCATCTGCTTCAACATCTGTGAATTCAGGTGCAATTGTAATCTTTGAACCGCCTGATGTTGCACCAATGCAAGATTCAGCAAAATTCCAAGTCTTTTTGGTTGCATCAAATGCAAGACCTTTGTGAATCGTACCTGCACCGAACATAATATTTTTTGGTGTGTCAGTAGTGACACCTGTTTTTCCTGCTCTCATAGCTTAATTTCTCCATTCTTTGATATTCAGGTTTATTTGAATCCTGTTCAGTCCCTGTTCACCTGTTGGAACAGGAAAAGCTGTGGAATAAGAAACAGCAATCCCTGAACCGCTGTCAAGAATTGCTGTTCTTCCATCAGAAGGAAAGAAGTCTTTCAACTGTTCCTTGATAGATTCTAATGTCAAATAGCTTTTATCAGTTGTGCCTGTCAGAATCAGTGTTCCTTGTTCCAATCCACCTTCATCAATGCTTTCAATCTCTGTGTATTCACCGACAAAATAAGGGAAGGACAAGTCTTTTGTCCACTGCATGAATTCATAAGGAATGGACAGGGATTCAATGCAGTCATTCAAATATTTCAATGCTTCAACTGTCATCCCATACCACCAAACCTTTCCTGTGCCATTTGTTCAATCTTGGATTGAAGGGATTGAAAAGCATTCCACAACATTCTTTTGGGTGATTTTCCCGATGTCACATGTCTTTCACCTGTTTCATCAACATAAACCCAAGGAACATCTTTTCTTCCATCACCATTCACTGCATAGATGCCTGTTCCAAATTCTTCCCAAATAGCATTTTCATAATCTGAACCAATAGCAACTGTCAGGGATGATTCATCAACAGCATGTTCAAATGAACCTTTGGTCTTGCCTGTCTTGACCGCACAATTCCTTTTGGTCTGTGCTTCAAGTTCACCACCTGCTTCTTCAAGAAATGCAAGTGCAGTGTCCTTGATTGTGGCTTTGACCTGAATGGAATAATCATTGAATTGAACATTAGCCACTAAGACCACCCCCAACATATTTCAAATATATTTCCAAATGCTTATGCATTCCCATTGGGTCATCAATCATCAAGATGTCATAGACATTCCCATTGATGACCATTCTTCCATTCTGTGATGTCAGGTCAACTTTTTCATCCTGTGAATCTGACCTGATGACACCATTGATGAAATTGAAGGGATTCCAAACCCATTTCTTTGAAAGTTGCTTGCAGTTCTTAAAACCGCACACAAAAACATGTGTGGTTTCCTGAACCTTTGCATCATAAGTGGAATATGTATTCTGACCGCCCTGATAATCTAACCAACCGAACAGGTCAACAACATCCATCCATTCATGTTCCCTTTCACCAATTGCATTCTTTGTTCCTTCATCTTTCACCTGAACCAATGCTGTGATGTTTCCACCAATCATCATCAGAACCTTGCTTTCTTGTAAACTTCCAAGAACCCAAGCAGGGACACAGGAAATCCCATGACTTGATTGTTTTTGTCTTGGTCAAAGTAGGTCACTGAATGCCTTGAAATAGTTTCTGACTTGATTCCAATTCTGTTCATGCTTTCCACATCCCACTGTAACAGTTTGATGACACCCTGTTGGACATCAACAGGATATTCAACTTTTGTCACAAGGTTGTGGTCAACAGGGAACAGTTCTTCATCAATTCTGATGAAATCATCACCAATTTCAGTGACAACATACAATCCATCATTCACATTGCTTTCAGAAATCTGAACAGTGTCACCCACCCTGATGAATGGGTGACACCCCATGATTCTGTTTCCAAGGCTTGAAGCGGAAAACCTGATGTGTCTATTCTGAAAATTGTTGTTGGTGTACTTCCTGACAAGAATTTCAAGTGCATCAAGTCTTGACTGCATCTGATTTTCATTCATACCACTGAATTCAGGAAGTGACATCACATCTTCAATTTTAACAATCATTTATGATTCACCGCCTTTCAAGTGATTGCTGTTAGGCTGTCACTTCACTTGCAAATTCTGCAATAATGACCTTTGCCTGATTGGTGATGCTGACACCATACATCCTGTCAACACTGATTGCTGTCTTTCGTGCAAGGGACTTTCTTTCAGTTTCAACATTGGTGTCACGCTTCAAGAAGATAGTCAATGCAGGTGCATCATCTTCTGTTTCAGCATCATTGTTCAGCTTAACGATAGGACAAGAATATTTCTTGCTTGCAAGTTTCACCTTCTTGGAAGGAACAATTCTGACACCTGCAATCATACCGATTTCACCACGCATCATAACAGCATTGTCATACTTGTCTGCACTGATGAAGTCAGGGTCAAGACGAAGCTGTGTCACCTGCTTTGGATGAATGAACATCACCTTGTCAGACTGCACTTCTTCTTCAAACAGGTCAACAGCATTGACAATTCCTGCATAGCTGATGACATTTGCAGAATCCTTGGAATACTTCAACTGTGCATCTCCAAGTGCATCCATTGCATCATTATCCACCTTGGATGCAATAGCCTTTGCAAGCTGTGTGTTGGTTTCACCAACAGGATTTCCATAACCTGAAAGAACTGCTTCATCAGTCAGTTCAACAGCTTTCATTGCCTTCTTGATTGTGAAGGTTTCAGTGGAAGTTTCAAGTGCAACAGTGCCAACTTCCACACCCTCTGCAACATCTTCTGCATCCCCAATGTACTTGTAGGAAGGAACTGTCACAGTGTCACCTGCTCGACCCTGCAAAGTATTGTCAATCTTTGCAAATGGTGTGACCACAATCTTCTGTTCTACTTTTGCAGAAATCATGTCAGACATGACCTGCGGATTGATAAGTTTGTCAAGAGTAGTTACTACATTAGCCATAATTATTCACCTTTACCTTTCAATTAGTTGGTTTTTGTTCCTGATAACTCTGCATAAAGTTCAGGACTTTCATTGTAAACTTTCAGTCTGTCCTGATAACCCATCTTGTTGAATTCTTCCTGACTGATTTTCTTGGTGTCATCACCATCAGGAAGTTTGTGTTCATCAATCTTCTTTTGGGTTGCAGTTTCAAACTGTGTTGGGAACTGTGTCTTCAAACCTGCAAGCATGTCATTGATGCCTTTGATGTTGCCTTGGTCATCCAAC